TGTCCGTTTTTTCTCTCACGGCGTGAATTAATCCAAGATCAACATGCCCCTGACCAGGCATTACTCCGGAGAGTAACGGGTAGGATGGTTTAGCCTTCAAGTATCAGACTGTGACCGGTAGAAAAGAGGAAGGGTAACTATGAGTGTTCGGGACGCGCTCGACGAAGAGTTGGAGGCCATGCCGGCCACGATCCGTGAGTCCGCACTGGCCCAAGGGGCGCGCGCCCTGGCCGACTCGATGGACGCTTCGCTCTCCCTGCGCGATCTCGCAGCCGCGCAGAAGGAGTTGCGTGCGACCATGGAGACGCTGGAAGCCAGGGCCAACCAGGCGCCGTCGGAGGAAGATCCCATTGAGCAGTCTCAGGACAGAGGCCCCGCCCCGATTCCGATCAATTCCCGACGGAGCGGTTAGCACCTGGGGCCCGGAGGCCATCGAGTTCGCCCGCGGGATCAATCTCACCTTGGACGCCGGCCAGGAGGACATCCTCACCGACGGCATGAGCCTGCGCAGTGACGGACTCTGGCTCTCCCAGTCGGTCACCGACGTGGAGCCACGCCAGAACGGCAAGACTGCGGTCTTCGGCGTACGCGCCCTGGCCGGCGCCTACGTGGTCAAGGAGCCGTTGATCGTCTGGACGGCGCACGAGTTCAAGACCGCGCGCCAGTCCTTCGGCTGGATGAAGGACCAGGTGGACAACTGGGACCACCTCCGCAAGCGCGTGAAGTCGATCCGCAACTCCGGCGCCGTCACCGAGATCGAACTGATGAATCCGCGGCGCACCATCGCCTTCCTGGCGCGCTCCGGAGGCTCCGGCCGCGGATTCGCTCAGGTCTCCCCCCTGCTGATCGATGAGGCGTACGCGCTGAGTCCCGAGCAACTGGCCGCCCTGGCGTTCATCATCAGCGCTGCCCCCAACCCCCAGACCTGGTACGCCTCTTCCGCCCCGCTGAAGGACTCCGAGGTGCTCCGGGGGATGGCCCTTGCTGGCCGCAAGGGCAACGGCACCTCGATCTACTACGAATGGTCGGCGCCGGGCAAGGTGATGGACCTGGAGAAGCTGGTCAGGAAGGTGAAGGCCAACCCTCAGGGGCCGCACCGTGCTGAGCTCATGGAGATGGTGGCCCTGGCCAACCGCGCCTTCCCCTCCCGGATCTCGGAGCGGACGATCGACAACGAGATCGAGAAGATCCCGGCGGAGCAGTTCGTCCGGGAACGGCTCGGCGCCTTCTCCGAGATGGAGGAAGGCGGCAAGATCGATCCGGAGAAGTGGGAGTCCGTCCAGGACCCCGAGTCCCGGCGCTCCGGGGATCTCTCCGTGGCTGTGGATATCTCCATCGAGCGGGACTACGCCGCCATCTCGATCTACGGCAAGCGTGAGGACGGGCTCGGCCACTCCCAGGTGATCCGCTTCTCCGCCGGCGCGGCGTGGGTGCTCAGCGCCATGCAGGAGATCCGCTCCGCGCTCGATCCGATCTGCTTCGCCATGGCCAACGGGACATACGCCGCCCTGACGAAGGCTGCCCTGAAGGAGGCCGGATTCCTCCGGCCGGAGGACCGTCCGATCGATGCCACCATGCGGATGCTGGAGGGCAAGGATTCGCACCCTCCGCAGCGCGGTGACCTGATCGTCCTGAACGGCACCGACATGGCTGCAGCGTGCGGTGGATACCTGGAAGCTATCCGTACCGGTACCATGCGGGTTGTCCCTGCTGATCAACTGACCAGCGCGGCCAGGGTGGCACAGACGAAGACAACCGGCGACGCCATGGCGTGGGTGCGTAATGATCCAGCGGTGGACATTACGACGTTGGTGTCGGCAACGGAGGCCAAGTGGGCACACGAAGCCCGCGTGAATGAGATCGAGGACTATGACCCAGCAGACGATCTCTGGTAAGGAGCGCCTGGCCGCCCTGACTGGCCACGCCATACGCCGGATCGGACTGGGCATCCCCGGGACGGTGGGCCCCGGCCTAGTCGTGGTGGCCGCCGCCGGTGTGGACTGGCGCGCCGGCACCCTGGTTGCCGGCGTCATCCTCTGGGCGTTGGATCGGCGGGTGCCGTGAGTATCTGGTTCCGGCAAGCTCCCGCGGCCACGGCCAGGAACGTGGCGCTGGAAGGCCAGGTCATCCTCCCGAACGCGCTCCAGCAGTCCTCTGCCAACGTCAACGGTGGGTTGATCGAGAACGCTCAGCAGTCCGTGGCCATCTCCTCGGCCGTGGACCTGATCGCGTCGATCGTCAGTGAGCTTCCGATCGACATCTACTCCGGCAAGGGGTCGGCGCGCAAGGAGCTGCCCAAGCTGCCCGGGTGGTTGGAAGACCCCGCGGGGGATGGGTACGGCATCGAGGACTGGATCTACAAGCTGATCTACTCATGGGCCTACCGCGGGAACATCTACGGGGACATCCTCGCCCGGCAACGCCAGGACGGCGCCGGCTTCATCACCCAGATGGACCTCTGGCACCCGGACCAGGTAACCGGCGCCATGGTCGACGGCAAGGTGAAGTGGACCGCGGGCGGGCACGAGGTCCCCGCAGGGCGGATGTACCACCGACGGGTCAACCCTGTGCCCGGTCAGATTGTCGGCCAGTCTCCCATCGCTCGCAACGCCATCCCCGTCGGCATCTCCCTGGCCGCCACCCGCTTCGGCAAGAGCTGGTTCGACTCGGACGCCAACCCCACAGGCATCCTGCGCAACACGCTCGGCGCCGTGGACCAGAACAAGGCGCGCGGGATCAAGGAACGGTTCATGGCCGCGCTCCGCGGCACCCGGGAGCCGATCGTCATGGGCCGCGGGTGGGAGTGGCAGACCATCTCCATCACCCCAGAGGAGAGCCAGTTCCTGCAGACCATGGGTTGGAGCGAGGCACAGTGCGCACGGCTGTTCGGTCCCGGCATCGCGGAGATCCTCGGTTACGAGACGGGTGGCGGGATGACCTACGCCAACGTCCAGGACCGAGACATCCAGCTGCTGAAGTACGCGGTGGGTCGATGGATCAGGCGCGTGGAGCGGGTCATCTATGACTTCCTCCCGCGGCCGCAGTACGCGATCTTCAACCGCGATGCGCTGCTGGAGACGAACACCTTGCAGCGCTACCAGGCGTACGCCCTGGCCACCCAGAACGCGGCGTGGAAGGAAGTCAACGAGGTGCGGGAGCTGGAGAATCTCCCCGCGCTGGAGGAGCCTGAGCCGGCGCCGGAAGACCCCAACGTCGATGACCCTGATGTAGTTCCCGATGACGTTCCCGAGGGGGAAGAGTGAAGCGCTCACTGCGTGGCTTGTACGTGATTCGCGGTGGCGCTGCCGGCGCTGCCCTGGCCGCCCGTGCCAAGAAGGAGGAGAAGGAGGCGGAGCCGGTGGAGGACGGCCGACTCGGCACGCTGGAGGTCAACTTCTCCAAGTTCAACTCCTGGTACCGGATCGACTCCTTCTGGGAGGGGACCTTCTTGGAGCGGACCGCCTCCGGCTCCTTCAAGAAGACCATCGCCGAGCGTGGCTCCCAGGTGAAGATCTTGTTCAACCACGGCATGGACATGAACATCGGTGACAAGGTGCTCGCCACCCCCGAGTTGATCGAGGAGCGTAAGGACTCTCCGTACCTGGAGGGCCCGCTGTTCGACACCTCCTACAACCGGGACCTCCTGCCCGGGCTGCGCGCTGGCGCGTACGGCTCCTCCTTCATGTTCGAGGTGCTCCACGATGAGTGGAACGAAGAGCCGGAGCGCTCCGCGGACAACCCGGACGGCATCCCGGAGCGCACCATCCACGAGGTGCGTCTGTTCGAGGCGGGCCCCGTCACCTGGCCGGCCAACCCCGACTCCACGGCTGGTGTTCGTTCTGGCATGGACTGGTACGGGGAGCAGGTCAAGCAGCGTGACGCCGATCGGTACACTGATCTTGTACGATCCTTCTCAGCGTTCCGCGCGCTCAACGGGCTGCACACCCCTGAGGCCGTCCAGCCTGAGCACCAGAACGATCCGGTTCCGCCGGCGCCCGAGGGTCGCCACGTCACTGGGATGAGTCCGGCGATGCGTCAGCGTCGTCTTACCCTTCTCGACATGGAGTGACATAGTGAACCTTGCTGAACTGCGCGCGGCGTATGCCGCCGAACCGACCCTCGCCAACCTCCGGGCCCTGCGCGCCGGCCTGAAGGCGGAGGCTCAGCGTCTGAACACGGAGGCGGGTGACAAGCCCTTCTCCGATGAGCAGGAGGCGCGCTTCCTGGAGGTCACGGGGGAGCACACCTCCCTGGCCGAAGACGAAGAGAGGCTGGAGCGCTCCGAGAAGGTGGCGGCTGCCCGTGCCAAGTGGGGGACCACCCAGGTCGGCACGAAGGAGACCACGGAGGTGGACCTCCGCTCGCTCGGCTCCCTGAAGGGCAAGGAGCTGCGCAGCAAGGCTGCCGCTCTCGTCGGCCGCTCCGACAAGACCGAGCACCTCGCGGACATCATGGTCCCGGTGGCGGGTGACTCCGAGAACGGCTTCACCCACGAGGGCCTCGACGAAGCGCGCACCCTGAAGCACATCGAGAAGCTGCTCCGCACGAACAACGGCGACTTCTCCGGTGAGGCCTTCGCCCGGTGGCTGCTGGCCACCGAGTCGGACGCGTACCGGTCCGCCTTCCCGAAGCTGATCGGTGGCCAGCACTGGGCCCTGAGCAACGAGGAGCGCGACGCCGTCCAGGTGGTGCAGGAGTTGCGCGCAACGATGAACATCACGACCGACGGCCAGGGCGGCTACGGCGTCCCCGTGCTCATCGACCCCACGATCATCCTGACCGGCCAGGGTTCGCCGAACGACTTCTTCAACATCGCCCGGGTGGAGTCGATCACCACGGACGAGTGGCGCGGTCTGACCAGCGCCGGCGCCACGTCGTACTGGACCACCGAAGGTGTGACGTTCACCGACGGCTCTCCGACGCTGGCGCAGCCCGTGGTCACCACGAAGAAGCTGACCACTCTGGTGAAGTACACCTTCGAGTTCCAGGGTGACTTCCCGAACTGGGCCAGTCAGATGGCCACGATCATGGCGGAGGCGCGCTCCGAGGCGCTGGTGGCCGCGTTCACCAACGGCACGGGCAACACGGCTCAGCCCCAGGGCATCGTCACCGGCCTCAAGGCCAACTCCGCCACCAGCCAGGTGCTGATGACCACGGACGGCGCCATGGGCGCGGTGGATCTCTACAACCTGTGGGCAGCGCTGCCGGCCAAGTACCGGGCCAACGCGCGGCACATGATGTCCATGGTCACCCAGAACAAGATCCGCCAGTACGCGGTGGGCACGGCTGCGGCCGACCCCAACTTCACGATCAACATGACCGAGGAAGACATCCCGCGGCTGAACGGCAAGCCCGTCCACCTGAACGATTACATGGACGGTCCGCCCCTGTCGGCCACTTCGGACGTCGTCCCGGTGATCTACGGCGACTGGCGCAACTTCCTGATCGCTCAGCGCGTCGGCGCCACGATCGAGACCGTCCAGCACATGATCGACACCACGTCGGGCAACCCGAACGGCACCCGCGGCACCTTCATGTGGGAGCGCGTCGGTTCCGGTGTGGTCAACCCGAACGGCTTCCGCTACCTGCGTAACGCCTGATCCATCGGGGAATAGTCTCGGACGGTGGGGTTCCTGCCCTGGAGGCCCCACCGTCCGACCCACATCCAGGGGTAGGAGCAGGGATGACGAAGTACGCGAATTACACCGGACTGATCACGCTGGAGAACGGTCGTCAGGCCTCCCTCAAGGAGGGGGACATCTACGACGACTCCGACCCCGCGGTCACCGAGAAGCCGGAGCTGTTCACCGACACGGAGCCCAACAGCCAGGTGGCCGGCGCCTTCCCGATGGAGGGCACCGTGCGCGATTCCAACCTGGGTGACGGCGACGTCGTGGAGGAGAAGCGCTGGGAGGGTGAGCGGCCCCCGGGCTTCGAGACCTCCGGCTCCGACCGTTCCCCCACGGCCGCGGACGAACTGCGCGAGGAAGGCACGCCGGCCCGCAAGCGGGGTGCCGGCGCCGGCAAGGTGGAGCGGGCTACTGCGGCGCCGGGCGAGAAGCGCAACGTCACGCGTGCACCGTCCAAGAACGCCGACAAGTAAGCTCACTCCATGAGCGATATCCAGGGCGCAAGACAGATGGACATGGTGGAGCCGGTGGCCGGAGCAACGGCCACCGTTCCCCGCGGAGACCTGGTTCTCCCGGTCACCCTCATGCCGCCGGACGGACTGAACAGCACCTCCTTCACGGAGTCATTGCTTCGGCTCTACATCCAGGACGCGGGCAGGCACCTCGCCCCGCCGATGTTCACCCCCACCTCCCCGATGCAGATTGCGGCCAACCGCAACCGCGCGGCTGCCTTCCTGCTGGATGAGACGGACGCAGCCTGGCTTCTGTTCATCGACTCGGACATGGGTTTCGACTCCAACGCGCTGGAGCTTCTCTTGGCTGCAGGGTCCGAGGAGCGCCCGATCGTCGGGGGTCTCTGCTTCGGGATGCGCAAGGAGGAGTCGGACGGCCAGGGCGGCTTCCGCTCCGTCCCCTTCCCGACCATTTACCAGTTCCGGGCGGACGAGAGCGGCCAGGGATTCCACCCCCGCCTGGACTACCCGCGAGACACCGTGGTGCAGTGTGCGGCCACCGGCGCGGCCTTCCTGCTGATCCACCGGAGCGCGCTGGAGAAGATCCGGGAGAACCTCGGTGATACCTGGTTCGAACGGGCCAAGCTCACTCCCGAGTCTGAGGTGATGGGGGAGGATCTCTCCTTCTGCCTCCGCGCCGGAGGGCTGGGCATCCCGGTCTTCGTGCACACCGGTGTCCGCATCTCCCACCTGAAGCCGGTGTGGGTCGGAGAGGACTTCTACCAGGACGCGCGCGTGCTCGCCGCCCTGGCCGTGGAGGCCGTGGAGGATGATCAGGACCCGTGCCCGCGGTGCACCCACACGCGCACGATGCACATTTCGTCAGGGTGCGCCGTGTTGGTTGACGGCGAGCGTTGCTACTGCCGCGGTGAAGTCCGATGAGCGGTGACGTCTTCGGCTGCTATCTCTCCGACGGCCGCGAGGTGGCGCACTCCTTCATGAGCTCCGTGGCCGGCCTGCGTGAGTACGACCGTGAGCACTACGGGCGGCTCCGCCTGGGGGATCTCACCCACGCGCGAGCGGCCAGCGGGGGCATCGCCTCCACTCGCAACGATCTCACCCGGATCTTCCTGGATGAGACGGGCTGCGAGTGGATGTGGATGGTCGATGCCGACATGGGCTTCAAGCCGGACACCCTTGATCGACTGCTGGCACACGAGGTCCCCGTCTCCGGCGCGCTCTGCTTCTCCTGGCGCCCGGAGGAGCCGGACGGCATGGGTGGCTATCGGTGCCGGCCCATCCCCACGCTGTTCGGGTGGGACGGTAGGGGCTTCCAGGTAGCGGAGTCCTACCCGCACGACACCGTGGTCAAGGTGGCGGGGACCGGCGCCGCGTGCCTGCTGATCCACCGATCAGTGGCGGAGAAGCTCCGGGAGAAGCACGGCGACGATTGGTGGACGCCGGTTCGCTATCCCGATGGGGACTTCATCTCCGAGGATCTCTCCTTCTGCTATCGCGCGGGGGAGGCCGGCTTCCCGATCTTCGTGGACACGTCGATCAAGACCACCCATGCAAAGACCATCTGGGTGAGCGAGGAGCACTGGGTCACCTGGAAGCAGGACGATCCGGCGCGCGGCTTCTCCTTCCAGGAGAGGTCGATCTTCTTCGATCCCGAGACGCAACTCCTGAAATTGGGGTTGCTCGATGGCTGAGCTGATCATCTTCGTGCCCACCCGCGGCCGGCCGCAGAACGTGGCGCCGATGATCGAATCGTTCCGGGAGACAGGGGCCTTCGAAGACCTGGTGGATCTTGTTTTCCTGATCGACGCGGACGATCCGCACTGCGCGGAGTACCAACAGGAGGTCAAGGAGCACCCGGGCTACGGCTTCTCCGGGAGCGCTTCCTATCTCCTCTGCCCGGCCTGGCTTCCGATGGTCCCGAAGTTGGAGAGCGCGGTGGCCGCGCACGTCGCCATGTCCAATATTCCTGTCGGTTTCATGGGAGATGACCACCGGCCCCGGACGGATGGGTGGGGGAAGGAGTATCTCCG